AAGTTTCAATGGAGATTTCTCTGATTGTGAACATGATAGTGATATTTCTATTGATGAATTAGCTTATCAAAAAGAAAATTGCTATAAAACTATCTCACAAAAAAATACACTGAATGAAGAATTATCAGCTTTTCTTGATGGAAGAGAATTTACGATTGGTTTTAATATAGAAATAATTAATTTAAAAGATTCAAATTTAGCAACTCAAAAGGTTTTAAAAAATCTAAAAAAGAATCCTCTATATTATACTGATTTTTTACAAAAGAAATCTGAAAAGGTTAGTAAATATTCGTATGAAATTAATGATGAAAATTTAGTTGACACTAAGAATCCTATGAAAAAAGTATCTTTCAAATTACATGAAGATATTTTAAAAAACTTAGGAGAAGTTGAAGTTGGTAGTGGCGAAAGTGGAACTGATGAGTTTGATTTACAAAGGGGTAAGAAAACCGAAAATCCTAATATCAAATTAGTAAAGATAATTAAAGATTTATTTATCAAAGTTCAAAAAGATGCTTATGATAATGGTTGGGAAAGAGAAAAGTATGATATGGATGCAAGAAATCAAGTTTATTACTTAGTATTCAAAAAAGGAAAATCAAAAATAGTTTACGACATTCTCAGACATGGTAATGATAAGTATAATATTGTGTATGATGGAAGACACTTTACTTATAATAACATAAAAGATTCTTATAAACAATTCATAAATTTAGTATCATCTAAAAAATCAATTGAAAGTGATAAATATTCTAATCTTATAGAGAAACAAAAGGAGTATATTGAAAAACTTATTGAAGATAAAGATTATAGAGTCGAAGTAACAAAAGGAAGAAGAGATGGAAAGGAAGTAGGTCAAAATTTTGATTATAGAATTGATGTAGTAGATAACAATGACAAAAATATAATCTCATATTCATTATTTCTAACAAGTGGAAAGGAAAAATATTCTCTAACATATATTGAAAATGATAAGACTAATTATAAAGATTTCACCTCGATGAAACAGGCATTCAGTAAAGTTATATCACTTCTATCTTCTGCTCCTATTAAGAAATCTAAAGATGTAAGCGATGAAGTAAAAAATGATGTTGAAGGTGCGGTCAATAAAGACAAGAAAATCGAAAACTTATTATATGTAATCTCTCAATATAAAGATAATAATGATAAAGGGTATTTAAAACTACTTAATTTCTTAGTTAAAGAATTGTATAAAAATCAAGAAATAAAAGATATGATTGATTCGGAATACAATGGAGATACTGATGAAATTAAAAAATCACTATTAACTATTCTCAAAAAATGATACAACTAAATGAAAACTTAGGGTTTCTTCAATTAACTGAAACTCAAATAAATGAAAGTCTAAAAGTAAATAATGGATTATTAATTGTTCCAAATGTTTTACTCTCAACTGCCGATGAAGAAAATGGAAATGGTAGAATTTATCCAAAAATGATTCTTGAAAGTGCTATTGATAAGTATATGGAAAGAGTTAGATTCGGAAATGCTTATGGAGAATGTGACCATGATGAAGATGCAGAAGTAAAACTTAAAACTACATCTCATAGAATCAAAGATATTCGTTGGGTAGGTAATAAAGTATATGGAGATTTTCAAATCTTAGATACCGATGACTTTCCATGTGGAAAAATTGTGGGAGGTTTTATTAGACATAGATTACCAATCGGTGTTTCTTCAAGAAGTTTAGGAACTGTTAAAAATGAAAATGGTAAGACAATTGTAGAATCTCTTGAAATTTCTTGTTATGATTTTGTTTCGAATCCTTCAAACCACAATTCATTTGCTATGTTAAAAGAGTCAAAAAATTACGATTTTGATAAATTTAAGAAGGTAAATGATTTAATGAATCAAATTTTATTAAGATAATTTGTGAAAAATGAAAAGTTCTTTAAAAAATTATATAGATTCTTTAAAAATTTATATGTTTTTTTAAAGAACTTTTTTTATTGTATATATTTATTGATATAAACTACATAAACAATTAAATATTGTTTCAATCATATCAAATTGTACTTCATAAATAAGTATATAAAAACAAATCGAATGTCAAAAAATAATCTTTTTAAAGAAGTTATTGAAAATGGCTCAAAAACAAAAAAAGTTCTCGAAAAAGAAGTTCAACGAGGATTGCTTGAAATGTTGAGTCCACAAATTACTTCTCTCGTTCAGAAGCGTCTCTCGGAAACAGAGGATGAATATGAATCGGATGAAGTTGATGAAGCAAATATTGCTGATTTAATGCAAAACGTTGAAGAAAACTCTGATGAAACTGACGACTTAGGTGTTGATGCAGGAATGGATGCAACAGAAGGCGATGCAACAGATGATATTGCAAGTATGTCTAAAGACGAATTGAAAGATTTTATTACAAATGCAGTTAAAGAAGCATTAGGTGGTGAAGCAGAAGAAGTAGATTCAACAGGTATCGAAGGAGACGATGAAATCCCTTCTGAACTTGAAGGAGAAGAAGGTCAAGAAGGGGAAGAGGAAGAAGATGAACTTGATGAAATTGATGCTTTAATTGCAGAGATGAGTTCAATGGATGCTAAAGAAGATGAATCTGAAACTGAAAAAACTCTTAATGAAGAAATTAAATCTCTTAAAAAAGAAATTTCTACTTTGAGAAAAGATAATCTTGATAAGCAAAAGAAATTGAATGAAAGTACATTGTTAATTGCACAAGTTGTTTACGCTAATAAATTGATTGCAGAACACAAACTTAATCAAACTCAGATTGTAAAATTCGCAACTATCTTGGAAGGAACTAAATCTGAATCTGAATTGAAACGTGTTTACGAAGCAATTTGTGAATCAATTCAAACAATCGGTGTAAAAACTGAAATCAAAAATCCAAAAGTAGTAAAAGAATCTTGGAAAATTAATCAATCAATCGAAAAACCAAAACAATCATTAAACGAATCAGTTGACCCATCATTTGCAAGAATGAAATATAACGCAGGTTTATTATAATAATTAAAAAATAATGACATTAGAACAATTAGCAAAATCGGTGAGCGAAGATTATAATTCGCAATACGAAAGAAATAACAAAAAAGTACAACTTTATGAATCAACAGGTTTATTACAAGGGATGCAAGGAAATGAAAAAATTGCAATGGCAGTTTTACTTGACAACCAATTCCGAAGACTCTTAAAAGAAAGTACAACTCAAACAAACTTAGGTGGAGCAACCTTCGTAACAGGTCAAGGTGAACAACACGCTTCGATTGTATTACCAATGGTTCGTAAAGTATTTGTTGATACCATCTCTGCAAAAGAAATGGTAAGTATTCAACCGATTTCAGTACCATCAGGTATCGTTTTCTACTTGGATATGAAGTATGGTTCTACGAAATCACCATTTACACAAGGAGATTCAGTATATGGAACTCTTGATACATTTGACAAAGTTCCTTCGGGAGGTATGTATGGAGCAGGTCGTTACGGATATTCTGTAAATCAAATCTCAGGAACGGGAACTGCATCAGTATCTAATGCAACATTTGCAGATGTAATGTTTGATAGTTCATTAGAAGCAAGTGTTACTGCAAATGAAATCAAGAAAGTAACGATTCCATTAACTGCGATTCCTAACTATGATATTTATGCAGTTACTTCATTCTATGCAACAGGAGGTGGAGTTACCCCTGCAAATACATTCCCACAATTCACAAGTGCTGACTTAACAAATATTTATTTCTTTGTTACAGGTTCAACCGCAGGAATTACAGGAGGTGCAACAACTATCTCTTATACCAAACAAAATAAGGATAACGATAGAGGAGATTATGAAGACAGAACAGGTTCATTGACAATCGCTGATTTCGAACCTTCATTCAAATCAGTGCCAATCACCGCAAAAAGTAGAAAATTGAAAGGTAGTTTCACACCTGAGGCTTCTAAGGATATTTTCGAATATCAAGGAATTAACCTTGAAGCAGAATTAACATCAATGATGTCTGAATCAATTGGAAAAGATATTGACTTAGAAACTTTTGCGATGTTATTAAAAGGTGTTAATTCACGTGAATATTGGTCAGCACAAAACAATACTGCAATCAATGCAGGAAAAACAGGATTCGCTCCATTGGCTTCTGCTTATTACAATGACCAAAAAGGATGGTTTAATACACTTGGTACGAAAATCAACCAATTATCTAATAAGATTTTACAAAAAACAGTAAGAGGTGCAATGAACTTCGCAGTTATCTCGCCTACTGTTGCTAACGTTGTAGAGTCTATGAGTGGTTATAATTCTGATGCTGACGTTGATAAAACAACTTCTACATTCGGTGCTAACAGAGCAGGTTCATTTAATGGACAAGTTAAAGTATTCAAAAACCCATTGTATTTAGAAAATCGTATCTTGGGTGGTTTCAAAGGAAACAATTATTTAGAAACAGGTGCGGTTCTTGCTCCATACGTAGGTTTGGAAACTACTCCGTTAATGTATAATCCGAATACAGGAACACCAACTAAAATCGTCTCAACACGATATGGTAAACTATTGTTGAGAGGTGAATTCTATGGAGATGTTGTTGTAACAGGATTGAATACTTTGTAATTTATTTTTCATTTTTATTTTTTAAAATTAAAGGCTTCATTTTTGAAGCCTTTAATTTTTTTATGATATTTATAAATAAAAAGAGATAAATGTCCGATATTGTTATTTATAATGGAACTTCAACATTCACAAATGGTATGACCTCATTTGGTTATTACGATAATGATGTTGAATTTAGAGATGATGCTGACAAGGTAATCAAATGGTGTGCGAGACAAATGGGATTTCCTGTTATTGATGTTGAATTAACTAATGAACAAATGTATGATTCTTTTGAATCTGCAACATCTCGTTATGCTTCTGAAATTTATGATTATAAACTAAGAGATAATTATTTCTCACTCGAAGGAAGCCAATTACCAAGTGACCCTAACTTTAACTCAGCAAATGTACTAATAACTCCATCTTTAGGCAGTTTAATAAGACTTTCTCAGAAATATGGAGCAGAGGTTCAAGCAGGTGGAGATATTCCCTTATATAGCGATTATATTGATGTTATAGGTGGAACTCAAAACTACGACTTAAATGCTTGGGCTACTTCAAAATCAATTGTAACAGGTAATGATAAGATAGAAATAAAAAAGGTCTATTATGAATCAATCCCTGCTATGTCAAGACTAATAAGTTCATATTTAGGAAGTTCAATAAATCTTGATGGTCAAAGTTTATCAATGGGATTAGGTTCTTATTCAAATTATTTGATGTTACCAACAAATTTCGATTTATTGAAAGCACAAGCAATTGAATTTAATGAACAAATGAGACGTAGTTCTTATACATTTGCTTTAACTAATAATGTTTTAAAAATATTTCCAATTCCTACACAGGATGGAAGAATGTTTTTAGATTATATAAAAGTTAGTGAAAGAGATACATCATTTGATATAAATTATTTAGGGAATAATCCTCCAACAAATTCTGTTATAACTAATATCAGCAATGTTCCATTTTCAAACATCACCTATTCTTCAATAAATGATAATGGTAAGACTTGGATACGAAATATGACATTAGTTGAATGTTATAGAAGATTGGCATTAGTTAGAGGTAAATATACAAATATACCATTACAGAATGAAGATTCTCTACAATTAAGTGGTGCGGAATTATATAATCTCGCAAATGAACTTGAAAGAGATTTATTATCAAGATTGAGAGAGTTATTGGATTTCACTTCAAGACAGAAACAATTAGAAAAAAAATCTCTCGAAACTGAATCTGTAAAATCTACACTAACAGGAATACCTATGCCTGTATATATATTTTGATATAAATGAAATTAACAAATCTATTATTAGAATCATTAAACTTACATCAAGTATTTGCTTTAATCACTGTTGAAAAACAAATTGATAGAGCAAGTATCTTCAACGCATTAAGAGCAATACCTAATGTCGTGATTGTTAAACCAAAGGATAGTGAATATCTTAACTCTAAAGAAACCGAAGATGTTGGATACTCTTATGTAAATATTAAATATATCGCAGATGTTAGTCCCATAGCAGATTTTTCTAAGATTAAAAGAATAGCACTAAAAGGTGGAAATGGTGTAAAAAAAGTTGATGGATTAAAAAAATTAATATTCAAACCATCTAAAATTCAAAAAATATAATGGCATTATTTGGTGGAAGTAGAGATATAAACTTATTCAAACATTTCAATAAAGAATTAACTGAAAAAATAATAGAACAATATGTTGGTTATTATAAATTGACATTGAATGAGACTGATAGTAATATTTATGGAGAAAGTTTGAATAAAAAATTCAATGACCCTATCTTAATTCCTTGTTTGTTGAAACATGATACACAAGAAAATAAAAATGAATCAACTGTTCTAAACATAAACAGAAATATAATTGTATCATTTTTAAAGGATAAACTAAGAGAAATAGAAGTATATCCCGAAATTGGAGATGTTGTTTTTTGGAATAATGATTATTTCGAAGTTGAAACAAGAGGAGAAAATCAATTTATATTTGGAAAGGATAATGATTATAATTATTCAGATGATTATTTAGATAATTTTGGAGAAAGTTTTTCAATACAATTGCGATGCAGATATATCTCTTCTGATAAATTAAATTTAGAAAATTCGAGATTATGAACTAATTCATAAAGATAAGTGTTTATTTATTATAAAACAAATAATAATGAATATTTATTACTATATACAAGCAAGACAAACAGGTAAGACTGAAAAACTTCTTAAATTATTATCGGAAAATGAAAACTCAATATTAATAGTTCACAATTTGCAAATCAAAAATCTATTAAGAAATAGGTTACTACATTCAGATATTTGTAAAAGAATTTATGCAGTCCATGAACTATTAAATATGAATGATTATAGAGGAAAAAAATCTAAAGAATTTATTTATATAGATGATTATGATTTATTTTCTTGTGAACAAAAGAAAAATATAATAGAATATTTTAGATATAACTATTATAATATAAAATTAGTTAAGATAGTCACTACATTAAAAGAAAAAATAAATTTAGAATATCTAAAGATTTGTAAATTAATAAATAAATCAAATTTCGAATCATTAAATAGAGTCTTCTTTGATAATTTGAACACTGTGGATAAATTACTCTTTGATGGGTATATAAGTGGTTACAATTACGATTTATTATATGATTGTAAAACAAACATTGAGATATTAAATTTTAAAAGTTTTACTAAATTGACAAAGAACGATTTACCCGATTGGAAATATAGAATCGAAATATTGAACGAAGTTTTTTAATGGCAAAAAAATTAAATAGTATTGAACAAAATTTCTCACAAAAAGATGAAAATTCAACTCCGAGAGCAATGGATATTTCAAGGAGTGGTGATAATTTTGAAAGGTTAAAGTTAGGTTTGATGGATATAGATGAAGCAATTCTAACATTCATTAAAAATAATATAAAACCTACAATATATCAAAATAATCAATTAATAGAAGTTGATACAATTTTTGCTAATGATGAATTATTTAATTCAATTCAATCTAATGGATATTTTAGAGATAAGAATGGAAAGATATTATTTCCTCTTATTGTTATAAAAAGAAGTAGTGTCACAAAGAATCTAACATATCTAAATAAAATTGATGGAAATAATCCAACTAATTTCTTTTATTTAAAGAAAGCTAATAATCCAAGAGATATTAATCAAAGTAATAGAAATGGAATAAAGTCGGAAACGTATATAAAAATACCTGTTCCTGATTTTGTTGATATAGTTTATGATGTAATAACATTGACAAATTATATAGAACATCAGAATGAATTAGTTGAACAATTCATATATTTCTCAAATAGTTATTGGGGGGATTATTCTAAAAAGAGTTTCAAATTCTTGTCAAAAGTTGAAAATTTTTCGGATGATTCTGAAACAAGTGTCGAAGGAGAAAGAATCATAAAATCATCTTTTAATATAAATACTGTTGGTAAATTAATATCAGCAACAAATATTGAAATAGAACATAATTTAACGCATATCAATACAAAAACAAAAATAAATACATAAATGGCAATCTACAAATTAAGTACAGAAGAATTAGAAGTTCTAAAAGAACTTGAACTACAACGTCAAAATATTCAATTTGAATTAGGAGGATTATCACTATACGAAATTGATTTAAGACAACAATTAGAGCAAGTTGAAGTTAAAAAATCATCTCTCACTGAGAAATTTAAAGAAACTATCACACCAAATGACATCACTGTTAAAAAATTAACAACTAAGTATGGAAAAGGGGTAGTAAATCTCGAAAAAGGAGAATATGAGTATGATGAAAATGCTCAACAAGTCGTATAATATAATTTAATAAAGAATTTATTGCATTTATCTATATTTTAGTGTAATAAATTCTTTATTTTTTATATTTATTATATATAACTTTTAAATTCATTTAATGATAGATTATAGTCAAAAAAGAGCAGGTGTTTATTTTGAAACACAAGATAATTCACAATATGAAACAGGAACAATAGTTGCAAGTACCGCATTGATTACACCAACTGTAAAAGGTAAGGCTTTCTCACCAAGAGTAGTATCAACTATGTCAGAATATTCAAATTATTTTGGAACTGCATTCAAATCAGGTTCTCAATATTACGAATATCAAGGTTCTTTGCTCGCACAACTACACTTTGAAAACGGAGGTCAACCATTGTTAGTTGTACCAATTAAATCAGGAAGTTATTCAAGTGCAACTTCCAATATCCCAAACCCAACATCAGGTTCTTTCTCATTTACACTTGAAACACTATCTGAGGGTTCTATTATGAACAATATCGGTGGTGAAATTGCAAACTCTAATGGGACATTAGTTTCGGGAAGTTCAAATAATATTCGTTGGGAAGTATCTAATTCGAATAGTGCTAAAGGTACATTTGATTTGTTGATTCGCAGAGGAGATGATAGCAATAAAAACAAAATTGTATTAGAATCTTATAGTGGATTATCTTTAGACCCAACAAATCCAAATTATATTTCTAATGTTATAGGAGATGTTACTTATAATTATGATGCAACAAATAAAGTGCTACAAAAGGTTGGTAGTTATATAAATAAATCAAAATTAGTTAGAGTATCTACTATAAATGCTACTCCCGACTATTTCGATAATGCAGGAGTAGCAAAATCGGCATTTACAGGAAGTTTTCCTTCTAATGGCTCAGGAAGTTTCTCAGGTGGAACAGATGGTACAATAACTCATCCACAATTGTTCGGAGAATTAATTAGTGGTGCAAATGCACAAGGATTCACTGCTTCAACTGATGCTTATGATAAAGCAATTGACTTGTTAAGTAACAAAGATGAATATAAATTCTCTGTTCTTTATACAAGTGGTATAACCGCAAATACACATCCAACAATTGTTCAAAAGGCATTGGATATGGTTATTGAAAGAGATGATTGTTTCTATGTTATTGACCCTTCTGAATACGGTAAGCAACCAAGCGAAGTTATCACAGTTGCAAGTGGTTATGATACTGATAAAGGTGCAATGTATTATCCACATTCTCAAATCAGGTCTTCTAATTTGAATAAAGATGTTTGGGTTTTACCTTCAACCGTTGTTGCAGGTGCTATTGCTTATTCTGACAGTATTACATCTCCTTCTTTTGCACCTGCTGGTTATAATCGTGCTTCACTTAGTCGAGTTAGAAATGTTCAACAAAAGGTTGGTTCTTCATTAAAGAATGATTTATTCAACGGTAATGTTAATTTAATTGAACCTATGAGTGGTATATATGTGATTTTATCACAAAATACTTTGAAACAAAAATCAACCGCATTAGATAGAGTGAATGTTGTTCGAATGTTAATTGAAGTTAAAAATTATATTTCAGAAGCAGGAAGAAAAATATTATTTGAAGCTAACATTGATAAGGTTAGAACTTTATTCGTTCAAGAAATAAATAATCATTTAGGAAAGTTGATTGAAAGAGGTGAAATAGCATTTGGTAAAATTTCAACAGTTGAAGATAATGTAAGTTTTGACAGGTCTGAATTTCCATTGACACTTGAAATAACACCTGCTAAATCAATTGAAAAAATAATTGTTAGAATTGTAATCAATGAAACAGGTGTTACATTTCAATAATTAATTAAAAATATTTTTTCAACATATTTATAATAAATACATATAAATAGAAATGGCAGTATTATCACCAAACGAAATGTTTTATACAGGTTTCGAACCTGTACAGAAAAATAGATTTAGAGTAACAATTGATGGATTCGAAAGTTTTTTAATTAAATCTTTCAAAATCCCTCGACCTAAATCATCAACAGTTGTAATTGACCACATCAACATTCAACGAAAAGTGAAAGGAAAAACTACTATTGGTGGTTGGTCGATGATGGTTTATAATTCAATTGAACCTTCTTCTTCACAAATTATTGCAGAGTGGCAAAGACTACACCACGAATATGGTGGAAGAGATGGTTATAGCGACTTTTACAAAAAAGATATTATCATTGAAATTCTTGACCCTGTTGGGTTCGTAATTAGTAGATACATTGTCAAAGGAGCATTCTTAACTGATGAGGGAGACTTAGATTTCGATTATGCAGGAGAAGGATTAGTTGACCTTCCATTATCAGGTGAGTGTGACTATTGTGAATTAGATTTCTAAAATAAAATTAAAAATAAAAATTCTTCTTGGGAATTATAAAGTCTATTGTTTTTAATGATAGATTTTATTGTTTCTGAGAAGATTGAAGAATAAAAAAATGAATAATTTCGAAACAGTTAGAATTGATTTACCTTCTAAGGGTAAAGTATATTCTGTTGAAAGTCCTCTTTCATTAGGATATGTAGAAATGCGTTACATGACGGCAAAACATGAAGACATCTTAACAAATCCAAATAATATTAATAAAGGTTGGAATTATGCAGTTAATGAATTTGCTAAATCATTGATTGTTACAGAAGGATTCGAATATGGTGAGTTAATTGAAGGAGATTCTTTTCAAATATTGATTGCATCAAGAATATTATCGTATGGAGAAAAGTATCATTTTGAATATGATGAAACTCCTTACACAATTGATTTATCACAATTACCTGATAAAGAATTAAATTGGAAACTTTTTAAAAATAAAAACGAATTTCCATTACATCTTACTATCTCCGATGCAACAGTTTGTATAAAACTATTAACAGTTAAAGATTTAAGTGATATTGATATTGAACTCAAAGAATTGAATAAAAAATTTCCTGATGAAAATTTTAATAGATATGTCAAATTAAAGAAAATGCTTGTATCAGTTGATGGAGATTATTCAGAAGAGTCAATAATCAATTTCATAGACAATAAACTTATTGGTTGGGATATTAGAGATATATTTGATTTCTATAAAAAGATAAGTCCTGATGTAGATTTCACATTCAAAACTGATACGAAGGAGGGTACAGTTAAAAATATTCCCTTTTCACCCATTGAAATGTTTTTCCCTGACACCAAATTATAAAAAGATTGTCAGAGAAGAGATAGCATATCTTTGTGAATATGGAATTGGGTTTAATTTTGATATTTGTTATAATTTACCTGTATCTGAAAGAAAACTTCAAATATTATTATTGAACAACAAACTTAAACTGAAACATGAAAACGATGATTCAGAAGTCGATGATGGATTCACTTTCAATGAAAATACACCAATAAATAAAATACAAAAATTCAATAAAGGATTTAATAAAAAATCTGAGAAATTCACTTATAGACCTAAGAAAAAATGACAAAATTTATCTTAGGTCTATATTTATAATAAAGGTTAATGGCTAAAGTTGATACAAATAGTGAATCGTTCAAAATATTGCAGGAAAATGTTAGTTCTGCGAGAGGAAAAATAATATCTGATGCTGACTTAACAAAAGAATTAAGTTCTAATAAAAAATTATTAGAAATTTATAAAGAAATTGAAAAAACATTAAAAAGTTCTAATCAATTATATTCAAAAAATAGAGAAACTGTTGAATTTATTTATAAATTAAGTAATAAACATCTATTAAATCAAAGACTTGACAAAGTTACCCGACAAAATATCAATGAAATAAATAGAAGTAATCTAAAATATTTAGAAGATTCTCAAAATATAACAAGAGAGTCTTTAATGAATGATTTGGATTCAGAGAAAATAAAAAGAAAAATATTAGACCTAAATCATAAAATTTCTCAAAATGAAAGAGAAAAAAATAATGAAAGTGATAAATATATTTCTAAATTAAGTGAATTTTATGAATTTGTTGATAGAAGAGGTTCTGAATTTGGATTAGATTCAGATGATATGGATAATTTTGTTAATGAAATAAGTAGAACTAATAAAGAATATGTTGAAGCATTAAAATTATTAGCATCAACTGATGATGCAGTTAAAAAAACTGAGTATCAAGATGCTATAAATAAGATTATGACTCAGCAATATAGAGCAACAGGTGATTTTTATGATTCAATAGTTGTGGCTGATGATGATAAGAAAGGACAAAAGTTAAAGGATAAATTCATAAATAAACTTGATAATTTCTTAGGAGATTTAACACAAAGTACAGCGATATTATCACATCTTGAACTTAGTGAAAATGTAACAAAAGGACATATTGATAGATTAGAAAATGAAAAAGAGAGAGCAGAAAAACTCGAAAAATCAACAGGTAAAATTCTAAGACTTTTTGAATCTCTTTCTTATACACCATTAAATTCAATATTCAATTTTAGAGGTGCAAGGGATAAAATAAAAGATGCAGGAGGAGTTGGTGATTCATTGAGTGGAACTGCTTTAAAACACGTCTTAGAAGAGTCTGCATTAGGAAAAATGGGACTTGTTGGAGCAGGTGCTTTAATTGGTAAGGAGATAATTTCTTTAATGGCTAAAGCAGATGATAGAGTTACTAAGTTAGCAAGGTCATTTGGTGTAGCAAAGAGTGAAGCAGGAGGTTTGTATGATAATATGGAAGGTGTCAACACTGAACTCGGAAGAATCGGTGTTAATATTGATGATTTAATAGATGCTCAAATAAAATTTAATGATGATTTTGCTTATTCTGTTAATTTAACAGGTCAAATGTTGAAAGACATTGTTCAATCAACAAAACAAATAGGTTTAAGTCAAGAAGCGACAAATCAATCAATTAAATATGGATTAGTAAACAATAGAGAAGTTGGAGATGTCCAAAGTGAAATATTAGGAACTATCATCATGCAATCCGATGGTTTGTTGAACAATAAAGTTGCATTAGAGAAAGTTTTAAATGTTAGTGGAGAAGTAAGAGCAAACTTAAAAGGTAATATTGGAGAAATTGCTAAGGCAGTTGCTAAGTCACAAGAGTTGGGAATTAGTTTAGAAAAGGTTAATTCAATTGGTGAAGGATTATTAGACTTTGAATCAAGTATAAATAATGAGTTAGAAGCTGAATTGTTGACGAGTAGAGAGCTTAATTTAGAGAAGGCGAGGTATTATGCCCTAACAGGTCAAACAAACGAACTGATGGGAGAAATCAATAAGAATGTTGGTACATTTGATGATTTTGTTGCAATGAATGTTCTTCAACAACAAGCATTTGCAAAAGCAACAGGAATGAGTCGTGAAGAAATGTCTAATATGTTATTTGAACAACAAGTTAATCAGAAAATAAAAAGTTTAGGCGACCAAAAATTCTTAGAAGAAGAAAGAACTATACTCTCTCAAAGTGAGAAATTCAAGACACAGTATAACAAAATTATGAACAATACTGCATTAACTCAGAAGGAGAAAATGTTAGAATTGGGAACTATTGCAAGAGAAAATATTAGTGCAATGACCGCACAACAAAAGTTTGAAGAAACTTTGAATAAAGTAAAAGAAAAGGTCGCTCAACTATTTGGTGATGGTGCGATTCTTGATAAACTTGCTAATGGTTTAATTCATTTTCTTGGGATGTTTAACATAATAAGTGAGAATGATGTTAGACAATTTGATGCTGATGAACTTATTAGAAAAACTAATCCAAATCTAAAAGTAGATGATGTAAAATATAAAGAAAAGATGTCTGCTTATATGGGTATGGATAATTATGACTTCAAAAGGATAAAAGGAATTGAAGACAATCAACAAGATTATCTAAGAGGTGGTGGAAAATCTCAATATTATATAAAAGAGTTAGATAAAAAACGAAAAGAAGCATATTCAGAAGCAATGGATGGAAAGAATATGAAAATATTCATTGATGAAATAACAAATGCAATAAAAAATATTAAAATAGATAATCACATGGACTCAACAAGATTAAATACGGCACTAAAGAAAAACCAACAACACTAAAACAAATAATAAAATGGCAATAATTGATTTATTCAATGCAGGTAAAACTCAATTTTCAAAAATTGACAAACCATCACGATTAGGAAAAGATGATTTGACTTCAAAAGTTCATTATCAATATTCATTAAATGGAAATCCTAATATAAAAAACTTACCTAAACCTACAAGATTGAAAAGAGATTTTGGAGGTAAAGAACCTATTCTATACACAAGTTTAGAGAGACGATAATGGCAATAATTGATTTGAAATCAAGATATAGAGAAAAAAATAATTTCAAGAAACCTTATGTGTACCATGAAATACCATCGAAGGATGAGCAAGGGAATACATATAATGGAGTATTGGGGTTAATAAATTCCAAAAAGGATGATGTTATTAGAATTAGTAAATATTTAGCTGATGTTAAAAACAGTGCTAATTTTATAGCAAAACAAGTATCTTTACACAGATTAAACCCTCTCACTGAATTAGGAGAGGGTTTAAGAACTTGGACTCCTCTTAATTTGATGTCACAAATCGTTGCAAATGTAACAGGAGGTTCTGTTCGTGGTTCGGGTTTGAATCCGTTATCAAATCCAAGTTATATTCAATTCAAAAAAGATGAAATATTAAGAGATGATTATAATCAAAATAGATTGGTTAAATTATCTAAGAAGTTATTCATTGGTGGAGATAGTATAATAGATACATATAATGGAGGAAGTGGGAGTATTTTAGGAATAGGTAGAACCTTTATAACGAGAAGTGAATATACAGGTAAGAAAATGGATGTTTTGATGACAAATGTATTGAAAAGTAATGTGTCAAGAACTCCTTTTGATATTGAAACTGATATGTTGTTATCAACAAAAATGGTTGATAATAGAGAGAAACTTGTTATAGGTAAACTTGATGAATTAGAAGGTTATTATGGAATAAAAACTAAAATATATGAACCATATTTAAAAAACACTGTTGTAAGAAATACAAATTATAGAACTTTAAATATGAAGGAGAGGGAAACTCATGAACTTGGAACTGATTTTCGTGCGAGTCTCCCAAATTTAATAAATGAAGAGACAGGAAATCCATTTGTTGAAACATTTAAAAAATTTAATATAACAAAAAGAGTTGGATTAGGGTATTCTGATGAAACAATTGGTAAACTTCCTATTTATTATTCAGATTCACCCACAGGAAAATCACCAAAATCTAAAATTCTCGATAAAAGAATAAGTCAAGATGTAGTTAGACCAAATTCAGACTATTTGAGTGACCAAATAAGAGATTTAGTTAGATTTAGAGTTGAATTGATAGATGTAGATAATCCAAATTTCGGTGATTACATAATTTTGCGTTCAACAATACAAGGATTAACTGAGAATTTCTCATCAACTTGGAATAATGTTAATTATACCGGAAGAGGAGAAACATTTAAGAGATATTCTTCAACAAATTCTTCAATTTCATTTAATTTTACTATATATGCAACTTCAAGAGGTGAAATGAAGATTATGTATCAAAAATTAAATGCTCTTATTACAGGTGCAATGTACCCATCTTACAATAAACAACATAAGATGAGAGGAAGTATGATTAGATTGACCATAGGAGACTTCATGGAGAATCAACCATGTGTTGTAGATTCATTTAATTTAGTAGTGCCTGATGATAATAGTTGGGAAATTGCGTATGATGGTCAACAAAATCAAGTTGATGGAATTACTGAGGATTATGTTCTCCCAAAAATAATAAATGGGAGTATGACCATATCTCCAATATATAATTTCTTACCACAAAAGTCATTATCAAAAACATTCTTTGTTCTACCTAATGAAAATATAAAAGGATTGAGAAATTTGCATTGGATTGGTGGAGAAGAAGGTGAAATGAGAAAGTATGAAAATAGTAAAGCGAGTAATAAAGAATTAAAATCATTCGATTTTGTAAGTCAATTTAAAAAGGAACAAGAAATTGATGATGTTAAGTCTAATCTATCACAACAGTCAATCATTAATTCTAAAACATATAAAGATTTTAAAAAATGATAAAATATACAGAATTTGCTGAAATTGTTGCTGACTTATATAAAAAAAAACATTATAAAACAATATTTTTCCCAATTATTCCTCTTTCAAATAATGATACTTACATCTTAACTGATGCAGGTGATACATTAACTGAAATATCTTATAAATTTTGGGGTAAAGAATCTCTTTGGTGGATTATTCCGTGTGTTAATCCACATATATCACCCGACTCATTCAGATTAAAGGCAGATATACAATTAAGAATACCCGATTTAGAAGAATTCACTGAGAAAATGTTAGAAATAAATTCTTAAAACTTTTGAATTATAAATATTTCTATTAAATTTGTAGGGATTAAAAAATAAAATTTATGAATATAAGAATAACCAATAAGAAAGAATTTCAGAATAGAGAAAAACTTCCATTATGTGTAAAACAAAAATGGATTAATGAAATTATTTCTTACGATAAAAAAATAAATAACTTCTATCTAAATAGAGGTGAAGAATATTCGATATTAGGATTATTCCTAAAATCTCAAAATGAAAGATTTGAACAATTAGTTGATTCAAATCTTTTTTCATGTGATTCATTCACAACATCAATAAGTAGTAATAATAGATATTACAAAATGATAGGTGGTAGTGGAGAATTCATTGGATTTAGAATCATAATAAATCGTTATGAATTTGAAAATATTTGGGAACTCAATTATTTTATCCAAGATAAAAACATTTTTATAAGCATCATCAATGAGCATTTTTAAGGGAAATCCCTCAACATTCGTAACTGAACAAATAAAAGTTAGACAAAATAAAATCTTCGAAAGGAATTCTCCTGAGATAATTTCGTGGATAAATTCAAGAACTTGTAATGTCAGACTTACTTCCGCAGTTAATGTTGAAGATGAAGCATTAGCAAAATATCTTGGAGTTAAGATTGGAAATAGTTTTGCTAAATCTATGGTTTTAGAAAATGGAGAATTGTTTTATAATCCCGATACTAATAAGTTCTCACAGAGATTTGGATTTGGTAAGGGAGGAAGTTATGGTGATTCTTCAAATGGTAGTCACACAAGTCAAGGAATTGTTCCTATGAGTGGTATAACAAGTGTTTCTATAAATTCATTGAATGCTTATGGAACATTAAGCACTGCTTCAATTACAATAAGATGTAACTCACAAAAAGAACTTGAAAGAATTTGGTTACTCTATGGGACATTAGGTTATTGTTTACTATTAGAGTTATCAAATTCTATATATTTTGATAACAATGGTAAGTACCAAACAGAATTAAGAAAATATAATATTTTGGATGAAACAAATGTCTCCAAAGAACAAATATTTAGAGATTTATATTCAACATCAGATAATCCGATAAATAAAAATAATAAAACGAAGTTGATTGAATCGGGTTGTGGAAATTATTATGGTTCACTATTAATTGTTAAAAATTTCCATGTTAGGAATGTAGAAGGAAGTGACCATGTTTTTGATTTAGTAGTTGATGCAGTTTCAGTTAATGAAGTTCAAGATAGTTTAAGAATAAATTATGTAGGAACTACTAATATTGAACAATTCTCAAAATTAAATTATGATGAGAAACAAAATTTATCAAAAGATTTCTCAAAATCTAAATTAAACGGTCTATTATCAGCTATAAGTTCAACTGTTAGAAATAATATGAACTTTGAATATAATGGAAGTAATATTTTAAAATATGTGAATGTTGATGTTGAAGGAATAGGAGCATTAAGTATTTTAACAGGATATGTTTCAGAAAATGGTTCTAAAGACCCTTTCAATTGTTATATGAAATTTGATGATTTTGTAAATTTATTTAATGAAAAAATACTTCCTCATACATCAAAAAATAAACCATTAGTCAGAGTCTCTTTATTAGATGAAAGTGGTGGAGATTTAACTATCTTTTCTCATTATCTACAAATACCTACAAGACTCGATGTATGTTATATTGAATCTGTCAGAAATTTAGATTTGTTGAGATATAGATTAAAATTAACAGATGAATCGGATTTTCTTGGCTATGATTTTCATGTTGATGATAAATGTAATAGAGGGTATTTGAAAAATATATTCATAAATGTCAATTTCTTAAAATATGCAATTGATGAAACATTAGTTGAAAATTCGGTTAATCTCCAAAAATATTTTGATTTTATTTTGAAACATATATCAAATTCTTTAGGTGGTATAAATGATTTAAAATTGATTGGTGACATGGAAGACACTGCTTTGAGAATTGTTGATTCAAATTATGTAGAACCTTATCCTGATAAGAAAAAAGAACTAACTCTTGAACTATCAGGTCTAAAAAGTGTGGTCAAAAATTATCATTTCGAATCAAGTATATTTCCTGCATTGATGTCAACTATTGCCATCTCAGCAGGAGGTGGTGGAAAAAATGGTGCAACAGGTATAAACACGAATTGTTTCGATATTTTACATGAAGGATTATCTGATAGAATATTGAAAAATATGCACAATGCAGAAGAAGAAATCACCAAAGGAAATACTGATAGTATCATTGACAGATGTAAGCAATTAGCACCTGTTTTGGAAAAAACTATTGCAGAATATGTCACTAAGATTAATGAAAATGATTCTTCAACGGCAGAAAGTCCCGAAAATATTTCTCAAAGTTTGTTTGAATTTATAAATTTAGAAGTATCTTTGCAACAGAATATAAATAAAAACTCATTACATAGTTCAACTGCTATACTTCCATTAAAATTATCAATAACTATGGATGGAATAGCAGGATTTAAAATTGGTGATATTTTTAAAGTAAATCCAAATTCATTACCAATACATTTTAGAGGTTATACAAAAAGTAATCAAACAAAAATAGGATTTGTTATAACAAGGATAAATCATGAAGTATCAGATAATGAATGGACTATTAATTTAGAAACTCAAACTGTTATATTAGATAGTGGTAAAAAATATAACACTGTAATTAAAACTGCAATTTATGAATATAGTCCACTCTTATTATTGTACAATAAAAAATATAATGAAATAGATTTTCTCAAAATTTTAAAATAAATTAAACAAAAAAGTTATGGAATTACAAGAAATTTTAGAAAGATTAAAAAAGACAATTGATTTGTCTAAAACATTGAAAGATGAAGAATTTGATTATTCTCAATTAGTTTCGAAGTTTAATGAGAATAATTGTGGTACTGTTTGTTGTATTGCAGGACACTATCCTAATTGGGGTATTGGAGAATTTTATTATCATTTTTATGATGAATATACTGAATATGCTGAATTAATATTAAGACATGAAGGATTAGGAGCAGATATACAATCAGCATTAATTGAGTATCATGGTTTGAGTGGAGAATTAATTAGTGCTTTATTCTATGGAAGAAATTTTGATGGAACATTTACTGATGAATTAGTAAACTACGAGGATTTATCATTATATTCTTTACAAGAAGTGATTGAACGTTTTGAAACAGTTTATGAATTATTAGAAAACAAAACTATAACTCCTGATTGGAATCATAATGAATAAAATAGAAATACTCCCAAAAAGTTACAAAACTCATGGAGTAGTTTCAGAAATTTATTATTATGTTTTAGAAATAGATGGTGATATTAATTTCATAAAACCTAAAGATTTTTATATAGGAGAATTTAAAAATCATGTATTTTTTACAAGTAATAGAAAATTTTTATTACAATGTGATGAAGCATTAAAATCATTAGAAATATTTGATATAAATTTCTTTACAAAGGAGAAATTAAAGAAATTTGATAATTTTCCTATATATAAATTTCATTATTCAAAAAGTTATTCCGATGTTTGTAATATTAATTCAATTATCTCAATTCTGAAACATAAAGAATATTTTAAAGAATTATTCAACAGTTATCCAAAAATAAATCTTGATGATTATTTGGAAGAGTATAAAGAATTTTATAACTTTAAATTCACAAACATATTCTCTGATTTAGAAAAATATCCTTTATTAATCAATAATGAATTTGTATTTAGTAATTATAATTTATACAATACATTTTCAAGACCAACAAACGTTTCAAATGGTATAAATTTCAACTCAATTTCGAAAGATTCTAAGATAAGAGAAAATATAACTCCTATAAATGATTACTTCATTGAGTTTGATTATTCTAATTATCAAATGAAATTGTTAGGTGATTTTATGGGTTACGAAATAAACCAAAATTTTTATGAAGAAATGTCTCATCTTTATGGTGTTGAAGAAAGAAAAGAAGCTAAAGACAAAACACTGTACTACTGTTATGGAGAAATAAAAGAGAACCCATATCCAAAAAACAAATTCTTCAAAAAGTTATTCGAATTAAAAGATTATTTAAGTGAAGAAGGTAATATATTTCAATCAGAAATTGGTGCTAAGAAAATAGAACTAAAAGGAAACTCAGGAGATTTAGCAAGAATAATGCAAATTATAGAAACTGAGAAAAATGCGTTAGTAATCGAAAAAATTAATTCATTTCTTGAAACTAAAAGAAGTAAGATGTCGTTATACTCATACGATGCCTTCCTAATTGATTTTTCAGAAGATGATGGATATGATGTTTTTTTAAAATTAAAACAAATTATTGAATGTAATGGAGAAACAAAAGTAAAATGGGGGTACAACTATAAAAATTTAACCAAAATTGTATTATGATTCCTCCATCTACATTTGAAAAAACAAAATTATTCATTACCTTTGTAAAAAAAGAAGATTACAATCAAACTATCGAAGAAATAATTTCTAAATATGATGTACATTTCAAAAATATATTTGTATTTGAAAACTCTGAAAATCAAAATGAATATATTCTATCTTATTCAATTAATTGTGATAACATTTCAAGTTTACCTCCTTACACTATGGCAGTTCATAGAAAAGGAAAAAATGAGAATGGTGAAAACGTAAATGTTATGTACACATTAAATGGATTAAACTTTCTAAAGAATCTAATAGGTAAAGAACAAGTTGATTGGAGCGATTATAAAAACTCTATAATTTTGGTATCTCCCGAAAAATCTTTGAGAGTAATTGAAACAAAAATATTCAAAATAATTAAAACACAATAAACAAAAAGTAATATGTCGTCAAAATGGGGTGCTTTAAAAGCAAAATTAAACAGTAAAGGTGGTGAAAAAAATGCTACCAAGAATATTTGGAAACCAAAACTCGGAAAGAATAGAATTCGTGTTGTAGATTTTCCAAAAAATGAAGATGGTGAATATATTTTTGATTGGGTAGGAGAATTTGCTCCTTTCTTTGAATTAATTCTTCATAAAAATCAAACAGTATTTCCTTATAAACAATTCAATGGGAAAAGAGTTGTTAATAATCTTACATTTGGTAATAATGACTTTATTGATGGAGAAAGAAATGAATGTTTCAATTCATCTGATAAACAATTAAAAGAATTCTCTAAAAAACTAATGTCTGATACAAGATGGGTTATTCCTATGATTGACAGAAAAGCAGATGAAAATAAAGTTGAATTCTTATTATTAAATCAAGAACAATTCAATCAGTTTCTTTCTGCAATTGAAGATGAAGATAATTCAGATGATGAAAATACGGAATATTATGATATTGCTAATTTGAAAAAAGGTTGGGATATTAATTTTTCAACAGAAGAAAAAGAATTTCCAACATCTAATGGAGGAAAAGGAAAATTCAATGATATTGTTGGATTCAAGATGGCAAAAGAATCTTCTCCTTTGGGAAGTAAAGAAGAAATTGAAGAAATTTATGAAAATTTCCCTGATTTATTCGAAGACTTTGTTGTAATGAAAAATTCTGAAATGAAAAAAGCGTATGAAAAATATGTGAGTGGAATTGATGAAGACGATGATGATGAAGATGAAGATTATTCTTATAATAAAAAATCTTCTAAGAAAAAACCTACAAAGTATGAAGAAGATGATGACGATGATGCTCCAAAAAAATCTTCTAAGAAAAACCCATTAAAAGATGAGGAAGAAGAGGAAGAGGAAGAAGACGATGCTCCTAAGAAATCTTTTAAGAAAAAAGTGGTAGTTGAAAAGGATGAAGATGATGATGAAGAATTATCTCCAAAGAAATCTTCTAAGAAAAAACCATTAAAAGATGAGGAAGAAGAGGAAGAGGAAGAAGACGATGCTCCTAAGGCTAAGAAAAAAACACAAGCAGACTTCAAAAATCTTGTGAAAACTTCAAAAAGAAAAATTGAAGAGTAATAAAATAAATAATTAGGGAATTAAACCTCCCTAATTATCTCCTACACAATATTATAAATTTCTACACATTTTAATGGCAAAAAAGAAAATTACAGTTGGTGAATTAGTTAATGAACCAATATCAAAAAAACTTTCTAAAAATTTAAAATATTCATTAGAGGATATTGATGAATTATTAGGATTTAAAGGTGAAGCAGATTCTATCAAGTGGAAACCTAATAGATATTTAATTGTAGATGAAGCAATTGAAAAGGCAGTAAACAGAAAGGGTTTTATTCAATTAGGTCACTCCCACATGGTTTTAGGAATGTCTGATACAGGAAAGTCTCAATTTTTAAATAAATGTGCAATTGCTTGTCAAAAGGAAAATATTCTTCCAATCTTCATTATCACTGAATTTAAGTTCTCATTCAATCACTTGATTAATATGGGGTTTGAAGCACAAGAAGAAGTTGATGAAGAAACAGGAGAAGTTTCTTATGGAGGAGATTATATTTTCAGAGATGCTTCAACATTATTAAGCATCGAAGATATTGCTAAATTCATGATGAACTGTATAGATTTACAAAGAAAAGGAAAAATCAAAAGAGATATTTGTTTTCTTGTAGATACTTTTGGAAATTCACAATGTATCAAATCAATTGAAAGTAAGCAATCAAATGCTATGTGGGATGCACAAGCAATGAATCAACAATTTCATAAAGGAGTGACAAGAGAAATTTCTTTAACAAGAAAATCGACTCACCCTTTTACTACGACATTGGTTGCTTTAAATCATGCGTGGACTAATAATAGAATTGGTGAATATATGTCTCCACCAACATTAGAACCTGCTTATGGTATGGGACTTTATAAAGGATGTACTGCTGTTCTTCAAATGGGAGATGTCACCAAACAAGGCATTAGTATTGTGAAGGCTACCAAATCAGGAAAAGACTATGATTTTGGAAAAAGAATCAAAGTACAACTTAGAAAATGGCATGGTGATGAAACAACAGTTCGTGCAAAAGTTATTATTGTAGATGAAGGATTCATTGAAGATACAAAAGAAGCAGTTGCAGAATATGTCAAAGAACATTCTAAGAAATGGGTTAAAAACATGGGATTAGATTCTAATACCGAAATAACCATGAAAGATGTTGCGTATGACGAAGATGATGATTAATTAATTGGGGGAAATAATTCTCCCAATTTTTATTTAAAACAATTATGTCGAACTTAAAAGAATTATTACTAAAAAAACTTCATTCGAAGGAATCAAATCCAACAGAACCATCCGAAAACATCGTAATTATAGATGCTATGAATCTATTTCATAGGAATATTTCAACAAATCTTTCATTAGATTTGAATGGAAATCATATTGGAGGTATAGTTGGGACATTAAACAGTTTGTATTCTATTATTAGAAAATTCAAACCTTCAAAAATAATAATTTGTTTTGAAGGAGATAATTCGACAGATAGAAGAAAATCAATTTTCAAATATTATAAAGGAAATAGAGAAGGAAAAGGAGTTTGTAATAGAAAAGTATTCTTTTCAGAGGAAGAATCTGATGAAAGTTTTAATTATCAACTCTTAACTCTTATAACAATTCTCCAAAATTTCCCTGTTCTTTTGATTTCTCAGGAGTTTTTAGAAGCAGATGATACAATCGGTTACATAGCTTCAAAATCGTCTCTTAAATCGAAGAATTTGATGATTATTTCTAATGATGGGGATTATCTGCAACTTGTCAATGATAATGTGAAAGTTTATAATCCAATGTCTAAGATTTTGTTTAATCCTGTTGAAATATTTAATAAATATGAGTTAAATCATAAGAATTTTCTTCTTTATAAAACATTAATAGGTGACATAAGTGATAATATTCCAAATGTTAAAGGAATTCAATTGAAAACATTATTAAAGATGTGTCCTCAAATATCAACTAATGAAATAAGTCATGAAGAATTTTATAAATTTTGTGAAGAAAAGTCAAAAGAGAAGAAATCATTAAAAGTTTATAAAGAAGTTTCTGAAAATATTGAATTGATTGAACTTAATAAAAAACTAATGAATTTAAGTGATTTCAAATTATCAAATATTGAAGCTATGGAAATTGAGGAAAAATTAAATCAAGAAATTTCAATGGATTTTAAAAAATGTGTAACAAAATGTTCAAAATTTCAGAATCATTTATTTGTAAGTCCTATGAATTTCATTTCTGAATTCTCTTATCTTTGTAATGATGGAAAGTAATGTTAAATTCAATGATAAAAATAAGTTCTTTTTGTTAATTGTAGATAAAAAATACAATTTTGTTGAAAAGAAAATAATATATGGTTATAATCTTGAACAATTGAAAGATAATATTGTTGGAATTTCTTATATAGTGAGTGCTTATTACTCAAATTTGAATGGTATGATTTATTATGAAGATTATCATCTTGAAAGAGATTCAAATATCAAAAAAGTTCTAAAAAACAGAATATTTGATGATGAAACTAAGTGCAACATGAAATTAAAACAGTATCAATATGAATTTTCAGAAGAAAGAAAACAGATTTTGAGTGATTCTAAGAGTTTCATAAAAAGAAACGGAGGAAATTTAATAAATGAAGAATTGTTGTTCCAAGCAAATTCAGAACATTGGAGATTTAATTAAAATTTTAAAAAATAATATAAAATGATTAATAAAATAATACATGGAGATTGCCTAATTGAAATGAAAAAAATTGGTAATCAATCAATTGATTTAATTTTAACAGACCCACCATACAATATTGCAAGAAAAAATAATTTTCATACAATGGGGAGAGCAGGTATAGATTTTGGTGAATGGGATAAGGGATTTGACCTATTCTCATATATAGATGAAATACCACGAATACTTTCTAAAAATGGTAGTGTAATTATATTCAATGATTGGAAGAATATTGGAGAAATTGCGAGATATTGTGAATCTGTTGGATTAGAGATAAAAGATATGTTGAGATGGGTCAAGTCAAATCCTATGCCAAGAAATAGAGATAGGAGATATATAACTGATTATGAAACTGCAATATGGTGTGTCAATAAAAAATCAAAGTGGACTTTTAACAGACAAGATTCTACTTATCAAAGACCAGAATTCAAGGGTTCATTGACACCACAAAGTGAAAAAACTGAACATATGACTCAAAAACCACTTTGGTTAATGAGAGATATTTTAAAAATACACTCAAACGAGAATGATTTGGTATTGGATATGTTTGCAGGAAGTGGGACAACAGGTGTTGCTTGCAAAGAAATGAATAGACAATTTATAATGATTGAGAAAGAGTTAAATTATTTTGATATGATGAAAAATAGATTGAATGATTCATTATAACTTAATTAAAATTTAAAAAATAATACAAGATGAGTTTTGAAAAATTAGAAGAATACGATGATGAATTCATTGTAAAGTTACTTTATTGTTTAATCACTGATAAAGATTATCTATATTTGATGTATGATTCAATTGATGTCAAATATTTTGATGAATCTGCTCAACAATGGATTGTAAATGAAGTTTTAAAATATTATAAAACATATAATTCAAATCCTTCGAGTGATTATTTCTCAACAGAAGTCAAGAAATTCAAAAATCTTGATGAAAAAAACAAACCAATAGTTAGAGAGATTAATGAAATCCTTAAAAGAGTATTTGAGGAAGAATTCGAAGAAGTTGATTATGTTAAAGAAGAATTTAAGAATTTCATCAGAGAAAAGGCTGTAATTAATTCTATTTTAGAATCTGTTGATTTAGCAAAAGCAGGAATGTTCGATGAATTACTAATTAAAATTGAAAGTGCTTCAAGAATTGGTGAGAAAAATGAAATTGATTTTAATTATAAAGGTGATTTAGAGAGTAGATATAGTGAAGCAGATAAGAAAATTCTTCCATTTCCATTTGAAGAGTGGAATGAAATAACAAATGGAGGAATGAGAGTTGGAGACTTAATATTATTCTTTGCACCACAAGGAATTGGTAAATCTTGGCTTAGTGTAATTTGTGCGGATTATTTATTGAAAAATGGATATAATGTCGTATATTTCACCCTTGAACTTGATTCTGAATATGTTGCAAGAAGATTTGATGCTACTGCTTCGGGAATTGCTTTGAATAAATTGAGTCAGAATTTGAATAAGGTTGAAGAAGCTATTGAAGATTATACAGGTGAATTGACAATCAAACGTCTTAAAGGTAAATCTCGTAGATGGAGCGTTGTTAAGAAAATTTTGAATAGATACAAGAAAGAAGGTAAGAAAATAGACTTGTTAATCATTGATTATATTGACTTATTAAAATATGATGAAGGTGGTAATAAAGATGTTGACTCTTCTGAGGAATTATTTAATGAAGTAAGAGATTTTGGTTCTGAAAGTGGTTATCCAATTATATCTCCTGCTCAAATTAATCGAGCAGGTTCAAAAGATAGAGTTATTGAGAATGATAAAATGTCAGGAAGTTTTAAAAAAGGTATGATTGCTGATATTTCAATCTCACTAAGTAGAACAAATGAAGATAAATTGGATAATTTAGGAGTTACACATTGGCAGAAAAATAGATATGGATATGATGGAATGTCTCAACAAATTTATTTAGATACTTCTTGTGGAAAAATGGAAATCTTAGGAGATTTCGTTGAAAAAAAATCTGACAACAGTTCATTAAAACAAAAATTAAAAAATAATTATAATAGTTGATATGGAAAATTCACAAATACTCTTAGATGATAATATATTGAATCTATATATGTTCGGAAGTCGAGTTTATGGAACAAATAATGAAAATTCTGATTATGATATGATTGGAATTGTAGAAAATCCTGTTATATCAGATGACATTAATGTAAAATATTTCACTGTAACAGAATTCCAAAATTTAGTTGATAACCATGATATACAAGCATTGGAATGTTTATTCTTACATGATAAGTTTAAGTTAAAAGAAACTTTAAAAGAACACTTTGTTTTCAATCTTAATAAAAATGTTTTAAGAAAATCAATTTCAACGGTATCTAATGGTAGTTGGGTTAAGGGTAAAAAGAAACTAACTGTTATGGCAGATTATGATAAAGAATTAGCCTTAAAAAGTTTATTTCATTCAATCAGAATTTTAAATTTTGGAATCCAAATTGCAGTTGCAGGACATATATTTGACTATTCGAAAGTAAATTGGTTATTATCAGACCTAAAGAAAATGGGTACTCAATTTGAATATGAACAATTATGGAATAAAATTGATGAAAAGTATAGGGAATTTAGAAATAATATGAGTACAAATTTTAAGTCAAGTTGTCCTAAATTTACTTCAAATAATGTTCCTATTCAAACTAAATTAGGAAATTTATTAATTGAAAATGGAATTTTTGATTCATTATTGGTACATAAAATAATAAAATTGTTTGATGAATATGAATAATCCATTAGCAAGTTTCGTTTGTTTGACATATAAACGTCCGACATTATTAAATGAACTATTGTATTGTTTTTTAAATCAAACATACGAAAATAAAGAACTAATAATTGTTAATGATGAATATAATGTCGAATATGTATTTGATGATGAAAGAGTTAAGATATACAATATAAAAGAAAGATTCTCATCTCTTAGTGAAAAGAGAAATTTTTCGAGAAGTATTGTTAATGGTGATTATATTTTTATTACAGATGATGATGATATATTTTACACAAATCACGTATCAAAATTATTAAAATATCATTCATATAATAACCATTATGACATTGTATTCAATAAAATAGCACATTATTCAGTTCATAATGAGAATATTTCAGACATTATTCAACAAGTCGCATTTAATGGTTCTTCAATAAAGAGAGAATATTATTTGAACAATTCTTTTCCAATAGAAGTTAGTTGTGGCGAAGACCAAGAATTCATAAAAAATGCTAAAATTCTTGGAATTGAATATGAAGAACCAACATTTCATTATAGATGGGGATTAAACATTCATCATATATCGGGAATGGGAGGAGATGGAAAAGAATCATATCAAATCTATGGAAAATTGAATGAAAATGTCGAACAAAAAACAATTATATTAGAACCAAAATTGTTAAAATTAACACAATTATACTATAAATAATTATGAACATTCACATAACAAAGTCCCAACACGAATATTTACAAAAATTTGTAATACAAACATTCAAAATTGGAAGCCATCTTTATGGAACTAATAATGAAAATTCGGACTTAGATTTATTGTGCATATATGAACCAAATAAGTCTGATTTGTATCGGATTAATGAATTCATTATTACACATCAATTGCAATACAAAGACGTTGACAATAACATTGATTATATTTATTCAACAATTAATCAATATCATTGGAATCAAAGAAGTGGTGAATCAACAATTAATAGTGATGTGATGTTATTTTCTAATTATTTACTCACGGATGCTTGTTTTACGTATAAAGTGATTAAAGGATATTTAGGAATGGCTAAACGGGATTTGAAGCAATATAAGGAGGGAACACATAAACTGATTCATACTAAACGTGGACTCTATTGTGCTGAAATGTTAATGATGAGACAATTACCATCATTGGATGTAATTAGAACTTTTTATAACATTGACCATGATGTTAATGAATTAATTGAATTGGAGAAAAAATTGAGAAGTAAATTAACAGATATGTTCAATAAAGATGAAATAAAAATGTATTATATTCCTGAGATTTATGATGAAGATAATGACGAGGGAGTATTTCAATTATTGTTAAATTCAAAGAATACAAAAGAATTCAGATATTAATAATTAAAAAAATTGATATTTATAAAAGCACTAAAACAAAAAATAATAACAATAAAGATGGGATTAAGAGATTATAGATTGGCGTTTAAGCCATTCGAAGTAGAATGGGCATATCAAACTTGGGAATTGTCCGAACAAAGTCATTGGCTTCATACGGAAGTATTGATGCAAAATGATATAAAAAATTGGAATAATGATTTAACTGAATATGAAAAGGATGTTGTTGGTAAAATCTTAAAAGGATTTACTATAACAGAAACATTTGTTGGAGATTATTGGACTACATTTGTGGCAAAAGTTTTTCCAAAACACGAAATTGTAGCTATGTGTAATTCATTCGGAGCAAGAGAATCAATTCATGCAATTTCTTATAATCACTTAAATGATTGTTTAGACTTAAATGACTTTGATGCTTTTTTAACAGATGAAACTACTATGACAAAATTAGAAGTTTTGATGCAAGCTGATAAAGACGATAGTGATGAAAATATTGCAAGAAGTTTAGCATTATTTTCCGCTTGTGCTGAGGGAATTCAATTATTTTCATCATTCGCTATATTAATGTCATTCAGTCAAGCAAATTTGTTAAAATCCGTTGTAAATATCATGAATTGGTCATCAAAGGATGAAAATTTACATTCAACCGCAGGAACAAAATTATTCCGAGAATTTATTAATGAAAACACAAACATTTGGACAGATTCCTTGAAACAAGAAATTTATGAAGGTGTTGATTTAGCTATTAGAAATGAATTTAATTTCATTGATAACGTATTTGATGGTGGTAGTTTGAGAAACTTAACAAAGGAACAATTAAAAAATTATATGTATTCACGTGCTAATTTAAAATTATCTGAATTGATGTTAGAACCTAAATATGAAGTTAATCAAACTCTATTAAATGAAATGTCTTGGTTTAGAACTATGATTCAAGGTGAAGGAGATGTAGATTTCTTTGATTCTAAAAGTGTAAATTATTCAAAAGCCAATTCTGATTGGGATGATGATATTTTTTAATAAAACAATTAAACAAACATATAAATAAAAATGACTGAGACTCATAAATTAGCAAAAGAAAAAGGTTGGGTTATTGGAATCGACTATCCCGAATGGGGAAATAATTCTGCTTACTTAACAACAATTAATGGTGGATATTTACAAGAAGATGAAACTCCGAAAAATGCTTATAATCGACTTGCAAAAAGAGCAAGTGAATTAATTGGAATTCCCGAATACGAAGAAAAATTTTTAGAAATATTTTGGAATGGTTGGTTAATTCCATCAACTCCTGTCATGGCAAACTTTGGATATGAGTATAATTTACCTATTTCATGTTTTGGTTCTGTTATTGGAGATTCTATGTATGAAATTGGTAGAAAGAATTTAGAGATGTTAATTCTTTCTAAACATGGTGGTGGAACATCTTATTCATTTGATGAAATAAGAGATATTGGTAGTCCAATTAAAGGAGGAAAACTCGGAAAAAGTGATGGGGTTTTACCATTTTTGAAAATGTTTGATTCTTCAATCATAGCAAGTCGTCAAAATACTACTCGAAGAGGTGCTATGAGTTCATATTTATCAACTAAGAGTAAACAATTTAAAGAATTTTTGAAAATACGTCAACCAAAAGGAGATGTGAATACTCAATGTCTTAATTTACATCAAGGAGCAATTATTGATGATGAATTCATGAATAAACTCGCTTCAAGAGATTCTAAAACAATTGAAATTTGGAAAGATGTCTTGAAGGCAAGATTAGAAACAGGAGAACCTTATTTATTTTTCAAAGATAATGCTAATAAGAATCTTGGACAAAATTGGAAACAACATAGTCTATCGGTTAAGCATAGTAATTTATGTTCGGAGATAATGCTTCCAAATGATGAAAATCATACATTTGTGTGTTGTCTGTCAAGTTTAAATTTATTGAAATTTGAAGAATTCAAGAACACTGATACAGTTTTTTTAGCGACAATATTTTTAGATGCGGTCATTGAAGAATTCATTCAAAAGGCTAAGAGTATTCAAGGTATTGAAGATGCAGTTAGATTTGCAGAAAAAAGTAGAGCATTAGGATTGGGAGTCATGGGTTGGCATAGCTTCTTACAATCAAAGGATTTACCATTTATAGGTATCGCTTCTAATTCTTGGACAAATATAATTTTTAGCCACATTAAAAATGAAGCAGAAAGAGCATCTGAATGGTTAGCAAATAAATTTGGAGAACCTGAGTGGATGAAAGGTACAGGAAAAAGAAATTTAACACTCACAACTATTCCTCCAACGAGAAGTTCAAGTAAATTAGCATTCAACGCTTCACAGTCAATAGAACCATTGAATTCAAACATTTACTCGGATGCAAGTGCAAAGGGGACAATGATTGTTAGAAATCAATTTTTAGAAAAATTGTTGATTGAAAAGAATATGAATACTATTGAAATATGGGATTCAATTTCAGATTGTGATGGTTCTGTTCAACATTTAGATTTCTTAACAAAAGATGAAAAAGATGTATTCTTGACATTCAGAGAAATTAATCAATTAGAACTTGTTAAACAAGCATCGTTACGTCAGAAATATATCTGTCAAGGACAATCTCTAAATTTGGCATTTTTCCAAGATGCTACTGCAAAGTGGATTAATAAAGTTCACATCACTGCTTGGGAGTTGGGACTAAAGAGTCTTTATTATCTAAAATCACAATCGAAAGTAAGAGCATCAAATGTAAATCAGAGAGATTTATATACGGAATGTTTAAATTGTGAAGGTTAATATGGAACTAAAAGAACAAATTATTGAATATTTCAAGAATAGTAACTTGAAATATTCATTTTCATTCGACAGAGAAGATTATTTCTATGTTGAATTTGAATATAAGAAACAAGAACTCTTATGTGATTTTGAAATATATGATGATAAATCTATGAATGGTTCATTTTCTATAATAAAAAATGATGAAATATCTGAAATATATAATCAAAATTATATTGACATCAAAGATTTAGATGATTTTATCGCAAATGTTGAACAAATGATGTTGTTTGTTGATGATTATGTTAAAATATATCCTAAGATGGAGAAGAAAATGAAAGAAATTGAAGATATGTGTGAAACATTAGAAATAGATTTCGAAAATTTTCTTAAAGAATATATTGATTAATTGAAAATAAATTATAAATTTGTAAAAAAATAAGGATATGAATACAAATGAAATAGTAATTACATATTGTCGATTAAATGTCAGCAAGGATTATGTAAATGATATGATAAAATATGATGAAGATTTAATTACTGCTATAAAGGATTTTTCTGAAAATTTATCTAATGATGATATTGAAATATTTTCATATACAGGAAATTCAATAGTCACCGAAAATGGTTATTATTTTGCATTTTTTGAAGATGATTTAATATCAGTTGAATAAATAAAGATATGGAAGGACAATATATCATCATGAATTTAACAACAATGGAATATTTCAAAACTGTTGATGGAAAACTAAAATATTTTGATACAATTGAGGATGCGAATGACCATTGTTGGATTTATGAACTTGAAAATGCTTGGATTCTTGAATTAAAAAAAATATGTAATTATGGAATATAATTTTCAGTTCATTATTAATGAACTATCAACGTGTTCAAACTATATTGATAAAATTGGATATAATCTACTCCTTTTGAGTGAGAAATATATAAAGGATAGAATAAATTCTTTTGAAACTATGGAAGATTTCTCAGAATTTCATAAACATCTAAGACAAATTGATATAACAAATGATGGATATTTAGATTTATGTCTATATAATTATATGAATGAGTCTGATTATTTTTGGATGATTGTAGAAGATTTAATTAAAATAATAAAAACTGATAAAGAAAAATGGAAGTAGTATTTATAGACAATAAATTTCCACAAGAAATTTTGGATTTTTACAAAATACATGGTGTAGTAATCCCAACCATGAATCAAATTTATTCAATTAGAGAAGTTCGATATGACTTGGGAAAGCAAGGACTCCTTTTAGAAGGTTTAAACAATCCTGATGTTCCAATTACTGTTGGATATAAGGTTATAAATATTGAACCATCATGGAATATTAGACGTTTCGCAACATTATTAGGTGATAAAATCGAACAATTGGAAATAGAGGAATTTAAAGAGTTACAAAAAAATGAAACAAAAAAATATGGAAATCAAAATTGAACATTTAGGGGAACATTTTACAATTAATAAGGATGAAGTTGGTGATTCTAATCAACTATACGAAATGTTTGATAAAATTGCAACTCTTATGGGTTATGAAACATCTCAAAAAAATACATTAAATTTTGAGAAGGTCATTAAATTTCAAGATATATTTAGTGTGAATGCAGATTCATTGAATATGGAAGAAAGTGATTTAAGAATCAGTTTAATCAATGAAGAACTTGAAGAATTAAAGGAAGCATTTGCAAATAAAGATAAAGTAGGAGTTTTAGATGCTTATATGGATATTCTTTTCTTGGCTTTAGGAGGATTAATTAGACATGGGTATAGGAATGTTATCAACGATGCTTTTAACGAGGTTTGTGACTCAAATTTGAGTAAATATGATGAAACATTGAAAGATGCAAGACTCACCGAATCTCAATATGAGAGTAAAGGAATAGAAACATATACAGAATATTCTGATAAATACAATGTTCTTCTAACAAAAAGATATTCAGATGGTAAAGTTTTGAAATCTCATAATTTTAAAGAACCAAATCTTTCACAATTTATAGAAAATTAGATATTTATATATGAATGATAAAAGAATTAGAAAAAATTGAAGAAGATTCTAAAAAGATTTTAGAAAATTTAGAATTAACAAAAGATTCACCAAACTACATTGATTTCTTGGAGTCTTTTAATAGTTATGTTAGCAAACTAAAAAAATTAAACAACGATGATTAGTGAAATAAAAACCGTCAGAGATTTATTAGATATTCTTGGTGATGACTTGGATAAAGAAATTTTTATATATGATTATAGTATAGAAGATTCGGTTCAAATAGATAGTGTTGAAATAAGAGCAGGTGAAATCATAATCAAATGAAAACATTGATAGATAAAATAAAGAATTATATATCTTCTCTCTCATTAAAAGAGAAGATAGCTTTTTCTTTAGTGATATTATTTTTTTTTATTATTATATTCTCTACAAGTAAAATAATAAATTTGAATAATGATTTAAAACCTTATCAAAATTTCAATGATAGTTTAAAAAGTGAGAACTTCATTCTGAATCAAAAAAATATTTTATTAAAAAATGACTTAGATAGTTTGAAAATTAAAATAAACTCTTTAAATTTACAGAATAAACTTCTTGAATCTAAAAGAAAACTTGTAAATGAAAATCAGAAAAAACTTATATATTTTGATGATACTAACTCTGATGTTAGTTCCGTACTTGACACAATCTCAAACATCATCAGACGAAACCCGATTAAATTACGGGATTGATAATAAGAATAAGAGAGTTAGTTTAGATTTTCAAACGATTTATAAGTTTGGAAACTATTTCATTCAATATGAATATTTCAAAAGGTCGAATGTAGAACTTAATTCAATATTGAGTCAGAAATATTTCAACGACAGTCTTTCAAATGTATATTACAACTCATCATTCAGTAAATTCAATAATATTTATAAAAATGATAGTATAGAAAAATCAAATCTGAAACAAATTGTTAAAAGAAATGAAGATTCTTTGAACTCTAAGGAAAGAAAAATAGTTATATTAGAGAACACTGCTTCCAATACTAAACAGTTTATAATTCCATTTGAAAAAAAGAAATCAAAAATTGGTGGAATAGTTTTAGGTGGTTCTCTTGGTTTATCAATTGGAACTTTAATTGGAATGGCAATAATAAAACTATCAAAATGATGAAATTTGACAAAAAAAAGTTTGAATTTGTTCCTAACTTGGACAAAAATGATGATATTAAAGTATCTTATGGTACAATAATTAGTACAGAAACATTTGAAACATCTTTATTTGATAAAGAATTTATATTTATTAAAGATTGTGTAACAAAAGATTTAATTGATAATTTTGTATGGATGAAAGAAACCTTTCTTTTATTGAAAGCATATAAAAATCAGGAAAAAATAGGTGAAGAAGGTCAAGAAAACCTCCAAAAATTGAGAACATATTATTCTGATAGACTATATGAACTATTCAGAATGTTGGATGCAATAATGGAACTTTTAGGATGGGATGGTGAGAGTAAAGAAGATGAATTTGATGTAGATAAATATCTTGAATTCATGATGACTGAAACTGAAAAATATAGAGAGGAAGATGCTAAATATGAAAAATGGACTAATTTATCAAGCAATCAGAAATTTGAAGAATCTCTGAGAAAACATATAGAGGAAGATGTTGATACAAAAAAATTTATATTTCAATATTTTAATCCATTAAATCCTTAGAACAATAATAATTTAAACAAATAAACAAACAAAGTTATGGCATTTTACAAAGCTAAAGTGAAAGAAGAAGTAGGAGAAAATCCTAAAGGTGGTACAAAATATGCTACCAAAAATTACATTGTTGAAGGACTATCTGTCGAAGAAGCAACAGGTAAAATTCATAATCATTTCAAAGATTTCACTTATGATTGGGAGTTGGTTGGAGTCGATGCAATCAAAATTGAAGAAGTTATTTTAAATTAAAGTGTTATGCAAGCTATTAAATTATTTTGATAGCTTGTATTTTTTAAAAATTATTGAATGGCAAGAAAGAAAAAAACAATTGAAGAACCAAAAGGGTTTGGCGATACTTTAAAAAACATTTTTGATGCAACAGGTGTAACAAAAGTAGTAGAAACTGTCACTGATGCTTTAGGTATAGAAGATTGTGGATGTGGTAAAAGACAAGAATTACTAAACAACCTATTACCTTATTCTAATGATGTTGTGTTAAAACAAAATGATGATATAAAAATTGTTATTGTTGATAATAATCAGATAGCAGTGTTTGACTAATGACTAAAGAAAAATATTTAGAAATAATAAATAAAATAGAAGTTGAAAAATTGTTTGATTTGGATTTAGTTAGAAGCTATCTATCGGATATTGGAAATACAACATTTGATTTAGATTATTTCATACATTGCTCAGAACAAATAAAAAATCCAATGATTATAAATCAGTTTCCTAACTTGATTCAATGGTTTGGTGTTGATTTTATAAACATAATGTACAAAAAATGTAAAGAATATTACGACAAAAAATTCGAATTATGAATAAATTTAAAGAAATTACAGAATTTTGTAAACCTCATTGTTATAAAGAAGGATATTGGGATGGATTGACGAGTGACCAAATATTAGTTCGAGACAAAGAAGGTAATAATCATGTAGCAATTGCTTATGAAGGACATTTAGACGGAAATCAATTCTTAAATTTTTATGATTTAAGAGACTTTGAAATCGAAAATGTTGTCGAATTCATGGAAATTCCTGAGTCAACAACATTATATGGTAGAATCTTAATGTAAATATGGAATTATATGAAATATTGGATGATTTAGAGAGTGCAATAAACTACTTAAAATCATTAGACCAAGATTATGATTTGAAATTCCAAAGTGAACTCATAAACAATTATATAAAGGATAGAAGTGATGATGATTATCGAAAAATTATTACTGAAAAATCTAATATAACAAAAATGAGTGATGAATTGGTCTTTATATTATATCTTGGAAGAAATTATGAAGGAACATTTACTGATGATTTCTTTAAATTCAAAGATTATGGATTTTGTGAAAGAAATAATATCGAATTTGTTCAATATGAAATGAAAGATATTGCTTTCAGATTTGAAACAGTTCATAAACTCTTGAAAAATGGTCAAATAAACCCTGATTGGACTCCTAATTATTAATGTAAAATTAAAAAACAAAAAAATTTATGAAAACTCACTTCACATTACAAAACTTAATCAAAGTTGTAATCCTCTTCGCTTTAATTTCGCAAGTTATTCATGCACAATATGTTTATAAACTATTGTCACATGATGAAGGTGGGTTATTTAATGAAATTTCTTACTACGTTTTCGCAATTTCTCTTGAATGTTCAATTTTCATTTTTACATTGAAGGGAATGGTTAATAAGGCTCGTTTTTTCTGCGTTATTTCGATTCTAATCAACTTAGTTTACTATTGGTATGAATTAGGTGGCACACAACAATTCATTGGTTCTATCATAATCTCTGTAATTATTCCTGTTACCATCTACTTTTATTCAGATTTATTTCAAAATGATGAACTAATCGAAGAAGAAATTCCTTATTCAATTGAAGAAGAAATTCCTTACATTGAAGATTTCTACACAGAAAGTAAAGTAATTGAAGAGGTATCTCCTGTAAAAAGGTCTGTCGGAAGACCAAAAGGTGGTACAAAATATGCTACCAAAAATTACATTGTTGAAGGACTATCTGTCGAAGAAGCAACAGGTAAAATTCATAATCATTTCAAAGATTTCACTTATGATTGGGAGTTGGTTGGAG